CGCACTCATCCCGCCGAGACATCGGCGGCGATTTGGGACGAAGCGGCGCAGCGAATCGGCGCGGGGTTCGTTCTCGCAGACGTTCGCACAACGAGCTGGTCACCGACAAAGCCGATACCTACGCAGGTGAACATGCACCTGCCCGGGCGCGTTATAGTGCTTTCCCGTGTTGGCGCGTCTGCTTGGGTGGCCGAGCCGTATACAACGCCGCTCGACCGCCCCATGATGGAAGCCTTCACGTTCCGCGCCACGGGCGGCAAGCCTTTCGGCCAGTCGCGCATCACGCCGACGGTCATGTACCTCGTTGACGAGGTCCAGCGCACCATGCGCTACATGGCGGTATCGTCTGCGCTCTACGCGACGCCGAAAGATTTGCTCATGGGTCTTACCGATAAGCAATTTGACGAGATGGTAAAGAGCAAGTGGGCAACGATGGTCACATCGATCCTGATGACCACGCGCGACAAGGACGGCAACGTGCCGACTTACCAGCGACTGAGCGCATCGTCACCGCAGCCGTACATCGACGCTATCGCGGCTTACGGAAAGCTCTTCAGCGGGGCCACCGGCGTACCGCTCAACTCCTTGGGCATCGTGCAGGACAACCCGAGTTCAGCTGAAGCTATCGCGGCGCAGCGAGAGGATATCTGCGTTGCCGCCGAGGACTGCATAGAGAGCAACCGCGAGAGCATGCGGCAGATAGCGCTCATGGCCATGGCCGTCGCGAACAACACGGGCATCGACGGGCTTACGGACGAGCAGCGAAGCGTTATGCCGCACTTCAAATCGCCTTCGATGGCGAGCCTTGCCGCGACGGCGGACGCGATGACCAAGGTGGCGGGTTCCCTTGAAGGCTTCGCGCAGACTGACGTGTTCCTCGAAGGCATGGGCTTCGATGCATCGGAGGTCGAGCGCATCCGCTCGCAGATAGAAGCCAGCGGGAACCGCGCGGCGCTCATGCAGATCATGGGCGGCGGCGGTAACTGATGGCTACCATCCCACGCGCGGCGCTCGATTACCTGACGGAGCAGATAAACGCTTGCAGCGCTGACGCTCAGGCGAAGGCCTTGAAGCTGCTTGAGAAGATAGACTGGTCTGACGTTGCGGCGGCAAGGCAAGCCGTTGTAGAAGCAATCAACATTCTTGTTGCCGAATACGGCCTTGCATCCGCCCAAGCAGCCGCCGACTTCTACGATGCATCGCGCGAGCTTTGCACGGGCGAGAAGCTGGGTGCCAAAGCGTACACCGACATTGACCCCAAAGCGACCGAGGGAGCCATTCGCGCTTTCGTGAACAAGATCGTGCAGGACGATGACGTTGAGGGCTTCAACCGCGCCACATGCTCGCGCATCGATTACGAGATGAAGCGCAGCGCTGGCCACTGCATGACGCAGAACGGAGCTAAAGACCCGCTTAAACCTAAGTATGCGCGAGTTCCAAGCGGAGCCGAAACGTGCAAGTTCTGCCTGATGCTGGCATCACGCGACTTCGTATACCATTCCAAGAAGAGCGCGGGAGCGCTAGACCACTACCATGACGGGTGCGACTGCCGCATCGTGTGCTCATGGGACGATGACGGCGTGGAGGGGTACGACCCTGACGCCTGCTACCATGAATGGATAGGCAGGGAAAACTTCACCATTCCTGAATCGAAGCTTACCAGCTACGCCCTCAACATGGATCACCCTAAAGGCAGGGACAAGGCAATCGCGTTTAGTGGCGCTCTTGGGTTTACGTCAGATGACGCACCTGAAATTATGAGCCAAGTCTACCGATGGGTCGGTGCGCACGATCCGACTTTTCGCGAGTCGACTCCTTATGGAGATACCTATTTTGCCGACATTCCCATGTTGGGGAAAAACGGGAAAGTCGCCAACGTGCGAACCGGCTGGATACTCGACCGTGGAGCGACTAAAATGAGATTAACGAGTATTTACGTTCACTGATCTTGATTGGAGGCTGGCAGTGGTCGTCGATGAATTCGATTTAGTCAGGTTGAAAGACGACCGCATCGGCACCGTCTGCGATGTGGTGAGGCCCGGTGTGGCTTTTATCGTCGACTTCGAGAAGCCTATGGACGATGATTTCGGGCGCGAGCGCGGACTTTTGACGTACGATACCGAGCTCATTGAAATTGGCGACATTGCGGCAGCTGGGAAGACGCTCGAGTCGGTCGGAGATTTCGGCTAAGCGAAGCGCCGTTGACTTGCGCGATTCGCCACGGCGACATCGCCGAGGTTATCGCCTGAAAGCGAGGTGTTGCCATTATGGGACTTGTGACGAAGAATGAGCTCGAATGCGACCGTTGCGGTGAGTCATTCGAGCTCGACGGTTCCGTCGCACTCGCCGCCATCGTCGAGCATTCCGGGGATAAGGGCCTGCTCGATGCGGTCGCCAAGGTGTCCGAGATGCTGGTGGAGCGCTGCGAGCTCATCGAGGAGAACAAATGGCTCAAGCGGCGCATCGCCGAGGAGGACGCGAGGCTGGCAAATGACTAGCATCGCCAACATCGTCAAGGGGTTCCTCGACGTCGCCAATGCCGCCCAGTCCACCGCCGACAAGGCGCGAATTCTAGACCTCATATCTCAGGTCCAGCAGATGAGCGCCGAGCTCGATTCGCTCAAGGAAGAGAACAAGATGCTCAGGGAGCAGCTGGCCAAGCGCAAGAAGATGGAGCGCATCGGCGGCGCGTGCTACATCCTGGAAGATGACGGCGCGAAGACGGGGCCGATCTGCCCGCAATGCTATGCGGAGGACGGTATCGTGATGCTGCTCGAATCAGATTCGCATGGCGCGTCGTGCTCACGTTGCGGCACCCGTTACGCGGGCGTCGCCTCCGGCATCGAGGGTCCGAGAGCGATGGTTTCATATTGATTGGTCACCGGCCCCGCAAGGGGCCTTTTTCATGCCGGACGCAAGTGGTCATCCAGAATCGGAGGTGAAGGATGGGCAAACACTCATGGCTTGCCGCATCCCTGTTAATCGGGTTGTCTTTATTCGCTATCGGGCTTGCATGCGGGTTCGCGGCCAAGCGTTTTCTGCTCTGCTAGCTTTGCCCCGTGGGAGGATGTTTTAGCGCAAACCGAAAAGCGCACGCGCGAAAGACACGCAACATCGCGCGAACAACGGTGCGTTGGCAGAGCGGTTGAATGCGGCTGGTTGCTAACCGGCTGACGCTTTACGGCGTTCGCAAGTTCGAATCTTGCACGCACCGCCAAATTGGGTTGTAGCTCAATGGTAGAGCACGTGGCTGTTAACCACGGCGTTGCGGGTTCGAGTCCCGCCGACCCAGCCACAAGCGGTTAGTTCAACGGCAGAATACGAGTCTCCAAAACTCAAGATGCGAGTTCGATTCTCGCACCGCTTGCCACTTAGGAAATCAGCCCCGCATGGGGCTTTTTTCATATCGAGCCGTCCAAAAGGGCGGCTTTTTTCATGCCCGAAACGGGCGAAAACGCGAGCCGCACGGCTCAGAGAGGGGCGAAAAATGCCTAATCCCACCGACCCGACCACAGACCCCGCGCCGGTACCGAACGGAACCGACCCCGCGCCTGTCGATTGGGAAGCGAAGTACAACGAAGCTCAGGCGCAACTTGAGAACGCGATCAAGCATTCGCGCGATTGGGAGAACAAGAGCAAGGCGAACTACGCTAAGGCGCAGGCTTATGACGAGCTGGAAAAGCAGAACAAGGCATCTGCCGAGCAAGTCGAAGCAGCCAACAAGCGAATCGCCGAACTTGAGACTGAGCTTGGCGGCATCAAGGCAAAGCAGGAACACGCGGCGCTTGTCGCGAGCGTGGCGGCGGCAAAGGGCGTTGACGCGACGCTCTTGTCGATGGTCAAGGGCGATACGCAAGAAGAGCTTGAAGCGGCAGCGGACGCGCTGAGCGCGCACATGGCGAGCATCCCCGTATACCCCGCCGTCAATGACGGCGGCGCGAGCAAAGCCCCTGTATCGGTAATCGAGACGATTGAAGGAATCAAAAACCCCATTGAGCGCATCACCCAACGCGCTCAATACCTAAGCGCACATAAGGAGTAAACAACATGGCTGTTCCCAGCAACATCATCGATTCTACCGCGATGAACATTTCCCTTGACAAGGAGTTCGTCAAGAACTTTCAGGGCGAGTCCGACCGCCTTCTTGAGATTCTCGGCCTGTTCGGCGTTGAGACGGTAGCCGCCGGCACCGCGCTCAAGATGCTCAAGGTTACCGGCACCCTGAATAACGCCAAGACCGACGCGACCACAACGCTGCCCGGTACCGGCACGTTCTCTACCGGTTCTTCCTCCGGCACCGCCTATGTCGAGGGTGACGAGGTGGCGCTGTCCAAGTTCAGCGCCGCGTGGGAGCCTGTCGGCGAGATTGATTCCAAGCCCTACCGTAAGATCACTACCGCCAAGGCTATCCAGCGTGCAGGATACGTCCCCGCCGTGGTCAAGACCGATAGCAAGATGCTGAGCCTTATCCGTTCCGGCATCGTTTCCGAGTTCTTCAAGTTCCTCGCCAAGGGCAGCGGCGAAGCAACCGGCGCAGGCCTGCAGGCCGCAGCCGCCAACGTTGACGCGAAGCTTGGCAACACGCTTGAGACCAACGGCGATGCATCCAGCAACATCATCCACTTCATCAACCGCGAGGATGCAGCCGCCTACCTTGGCACGGCGCCCATCACCACTCAGACCGTGTTCGGCATGACCTACTTGCAGAACTTCCTTGGCATGACCAACGTGTTCCTGACCAACGCCGTCACCAAGGGAACCATGTACGCCACGCCCGCCGAGAACATCCACGTTTTCGGCATCGACTTCGGCGCTCTTGGTTCCGCCGGTCTCACCTACGAGGTTTCCGCTGGCGGTCTTATCGGCGTTTCCCACGCTCCCGTTTACGATCACGTTTCCGTTGAGACCAACGTGCTCACCGGCATGATGCTGTTCCCCGAGGTCAAGGATTACATCATCAAGGGCACTATCAACCCCGCCGCCGCTTAGGCTGGTGACGCTCGATGAAAGCAACTGTTCTTGTGAGCTACACCGACAAGTACACGGGTGAAGTCCACTGGCAGGGCGAGACGGTCGAGTTGACCGCGCTCAGAGCCGAGGAGCTTACCCGCAGCCACCACGTTGCGGTAATCGAGGAAAAGCCCAAGACCACGCGCAAGCGCGCCACGGCGAAAAAGACCGCCGAGTAAGGAGCGTGGGCGCGTGGCTCCTTTTGCAACCTACCTCGATTACACAGACCGCTATGACGCTGGCGGCTATGATGAGCGCCGGATATCAACGCTGCTCTTGGATGCATCCGCGCTCATCGCGTCTTACTTGCCCAGCACCGCCGACACAGCGGAGTTGTCGCAGAGCCTGACCGCCATAACGTGCGCGATGGTCAACCGCGCAGTCTCCGCTGCGAGCGGCGGCTTCGCAGGCGTTAGCAACTACAGCGAGGGCGCGGCCGGCATGAGCGCGAGCGTCACGTTCGCAAACCCGAGCGGGGACTTGTACCTGACCGCATCCGAGAAACAGACGCTCGGCATCGGTGCTGGCCGAATCGGCGCTTACGACCCGTGGGCTGGTGGTCGGTGATGCAACTGCTTAAAGGCGAGACGGTGACAGTCATCCGCACTTATAAGACGTACGAAGACGGCTACCCTGTGGTCAAAGAAGCGACCGACATCGTTGAAAACGCGCTCGTCCACCCGGGCATCACCAGCGACATGAACGAGGGAAACCGACCAGACGGCGTAACGGTCGCCTTCACCGTCGGTTTCCCAAAGACCTACCGGCAAGACCTGCGCGGCGCGTTCGTTGTCATCGACGGGCGGCGCTACAGCGTGATCGGCGACCCCCAACCGTGCTGCGAGAACTGCCCCACGGCGTGGAACCGCAACGTGGAGGTGAGCGCCGTCAATGGCTAAAACGTGCGAGTTCAAATGGAACAAGGCGGCGGCACCGCAGATTATGAACAGCGGCGAGACGCAAGCCGTCATCTTGCAACGTGCCAACGGCGTTAAACGAATCGCCGATTCTATCGGTTCCGCAACCTACGCGGCGAACGTACAAGCGGGAAAGACCCGCGCTCATGCGATCGTCTACACGCCGAGCAACCACGCGATTTATTCAAACGCGAAACACAAGAGCTTGATAAAAGCGCTCAAAAGCAGTGGATTGTAAAGGACGGTGAAGCATGCCCTTTGCAATCGAAAAAGCGCTTGCCAAATGGATACCAGCGGCAACGGATGTCAGCGCGTTCGTAGAGATACCAAACCCGCGACCAGCTGAGTTCATAACGTTCGAGCGCGTTGGCGGTTCGCCTTCAATCGGCATCGACCGGCCATCAATCACGTTTGACGTTTGGGCGGCGTCTCGCATGAGGTCTGAGGAATTAGCGCTCACGTTGCGTGACGCGCTTCTCTACCAGCTTGCCGCAGACGTTCCGCAGGTGCGCGGCGTTCGCGTTGGCAGTGTGTACAACTTCCCTGATTTGGAATCTGGCAACCCGCGCTACCAGTTGACCGCTGATTTAACTACTGAATAGATTGGATTTAAATATGGCTAATGACGCTACCAACGTTGGCGTTGGTAAGCCCAAAGTGACGGGCGCGATCAGCGTTGCCCCGTCCGGTACCACGTTGCCGACCGATGCAACAACTGAGCTTGATACTAAGTTCAAGGGTCTTGGCTACTGCAACGAGGACGGTGTTACCGTTTCAGAAGAGCGAGACAGCGAGGATATCGCGGCATGGGGCGGCGATACGGTCTATACGTCTCAGACAGCATACAAAGAGAGCGTGACGTTTACGCCGATCGAGTGCAACGAGCACGTTGTCCGGCTCATGTACGGCGATAAGAACATCACCGTGCAGGCTGGAAAGATGGTTGTCAAGCACACCGGCGCTGAGTTGCCCGAGTGCTGCATCGTCATCGAGACCGTGCCCAACTCCAAGACCATCGCGCGCTACGTCATCCCCCGCGCGAAGCTGACCGAGAAGGGCGATTTGTCCCTTAACGATTCCGACCCCATCGGTCGAGAGCTTACGTTTACCGCTCTCCCCGATAATAACGGTGTGACTATGTACGAGTACCTGGCCATCACCGGTCTTGTTGTCAGCAAAGCGTAAGGCGGTCGTTATGGATAACCTAACCCCCGAGCAGCTGCGAGAGCTTGCCGACAAGATGGAGCAAGAGGGCAGCGGAGCCATTGAATGCAGTGATTCGACCGAGCAAGTCAAGCCGTACGTGCGAATTGTCGAGCTTGACGGCATCAAGGTTAAAATCGACATGCGGCGCGTCAAGGACTACCGCACCGTTGCGATGATCGCGCGTATCGACAAGGGCGAGACTTTCGCGGCTGTCGAGCTTTTCGATTTCCTGCTTGGTGACGAGCAGGACAAAGTCATCGAGAGGCTTTCAGACGCAGACGGTTTCTGCGATGCGGAGACGTTTGTAACGTTCTGTACGCGCCTGCTCGAAAAGGTGGGAGCAAAAAACTAGTAACGCTTGCTATCGCGCTTAATAAAAGGTCGAGTGCGGTACGGGCTGACTTCCAACAATTTTACGGCTTGAATATCGACAACATGGGGAGCGACTTTTCAACGCTCCACGCGGCTGACCTTTTGGTTGAGTTGCCTGATAACTCGCGCGTGAAGATGATGCAGCAAGAGGGCGGCAGTGTTTGGACTTTTGACCGGATGCTAGCCGCTCTGTGCGTTGACGCGCTCAACACGCTGGTTTGGATGCAGACGAAGGACGGGCACAAGAACCGCAATCGTCCCAAGTCGCTTATTCCAAAACAAAAACCGAAATCAAGGCAGCTCGAAGCAGTAGCCATGTCGATTGACGAGCTTGACGCGATTCTTCACCGACCTAGAGGGGGTGAGAACAATGGCTAACACTGAGCTTGGCAGCGCGTACGTAACGATCATGCCGTCGATGAAGGGCTTCCAGAAGCAGGTTTCAACAACCGTTGAAAGCACGTTTGGCAAGGTCAAGAGCGTTGTAGCTGGTGCGCTTGCGACAGGTGCCGTTGCGTCGTTCGGAAAAGCGGCGCTAGATTCTTACGCGCGATTTGAGCAGCTTGTTGGCGGCGTTGACACGCTTTTTAAAGACGCAAGCGGTGAAATCAAGCAGTACGCGAAAGAAGCGTATAAGACCGCTAACGTGTCGGCTAATTCCTACATGGAGCAGGCAACGGCGTTTTCCGCATCGCTGATTCAGAGCCTTGGCGGCGATACGAAGAAGGCTGCCAAATACGCCGACCTAGCCATCAAGGACATGAGCGACAATGCCAACAAGATGGGCACATCCATCGACATCATCCAGCAGACATACCAGTCGCTCATGCGCGGGAACTACTCCATGCTGGACAACTTGAAACTTGGCTATGGCGGCACGAAAGCCGAGCTAGAGCGACTTGTCAAAGACGCCTCCGAACTCACCGGCAAAGCCCTCGACCCGTCCAAGTTCTCTGACGTCATCGAAGCCATCCATGCGGTGCAGGAAAACATGGGCATCACCGGCACCACGGCCAAGGAAGCTGCCACAACCATCGAGGGCAGCGTCAACACGGCCAAAGCTGCGTGGCAGAACTGGTTGACTGGTCTTGGCGATGAAAATGCCGACATGAGCACACTTACAGACCAGCTGGTTGAGAGTGTGATCGTTGCGGGCGAGAACATCATCCCGCGCGTTGGCGAGATAATGGTTTCCCTTGGAACGACGGTAGCCGAGAAAGCGCCCGAGATAGCTTCAAAGTTCGGCATGGCCCTAATCGAAGCCCTGCCGCCCGAGCTGTCAACCGCCTTCAAGTCCGCCATACAGCTTTGGAACATGGGCGATGACCTTGAGGAGAAGTTCAGGCTTGTTTTCTCCTATGTTAAAAAGGTCGCTACAGATGAATTGACAGACCTGTTCGCTGGCATCGACATTGACTTTGGAGACCTGACCGGCACACTGAGCCTTGTCGCAACCGGTGTCGCTGGTGTCGCTGGCGGCTTTGTAGCGCTCAAGGGAGCGCTTGCGATATCAGACCTTATCGGCAGCGTTCGCGCTGGCCTTGGTTTGCTACCAGCAGTCCAAACGCTTGTTTCCAATGCCCAGATGATTCTAAACGGCGTCATGAGCGCCAACCCGTTCTTCTTGGTTGTAGCTGTCATCGGCGCTCTTGTGGCGGCGTTTATTACGCTCTGGACCACAAACGAGGGCTTCCGCAATGCCGTTATGGGCATCTGGAACACCATCGTTAGCTTCTTCACAGTGGACGTTCCAAACGCGATCAATGCAGCGTTGAACTGGTTCGGGCAAATGCCCGGCAAGGTCTGGGGCTTTTTGAGCGATGTTATCGCAAAGCTTGGGCAATGGGCGAGCGAGACGTTCAACAAAGCCGTTGAAGCTGGTCAAAAGTTCTTGCAAGGCGTGACGAACGGCTTCAATTCGGCTGTCGAGTTCGTCAAGGGCATTCCGGGCAAGATTCTGAGCGCTCTTGGAAACATCGGCTCTTTGCTATTCGACTCAGGCGTGTCCCTGCTAAAGGGTTTCGCAAACGGCATCATGAGCGGCGTAAACACGGCGATTGGAGCCGTTAAAAAGGGTCTGGGCAAGATACGCAGCTTCTTCCCGTTCTCGCCTGCAAAACGAGGGCCGTTCAGCGGACACGGCTATACAACCTATTCCGGCAAAGCCCTTATGGGCGATTTTGCAAACGCTATCAGGTCTCAAGGCGGCAATTTGTCTAGCGCTGTCGATTCCGTTCTTTCAAAAGCCAACATGAGCCTTTTAGGCGCATCGGATATGAGCGTTGGCCTTGACTGGTCTAGCAGCGGGACGTTCGGCGGCGCTTCTGTCGCAGATGTTGCCGCTTCTGGTTTCAATAGCGGCACTGTCAATAACTACTACATCGACCGCGTGCAGCTCACAGCAGGTGACAAGGCGGAAGCCGAACGCGTCTTCGGTATCATCTCGAATTGGGAAAGGCTGGCGAGGGCTTAAATGGGCGTTCAAAACTTTTCCCTGCATATCGGGCCGAACTACTCCACGCAGGGCCGCACGGACGGCATCCTGATTCACGAGGACATGGATGGCGGCTACGGCGTTCGAGACATCCGCCTTGTGTGGTCAACGGAGTTCGGCAACGAGTGGAACGAATCGTGGACTATCACGATCAGCGCGAGGGGCACCATTAAGGGTGCCCCCGCCGGGGCCGGCGCATGGCATGACTACAAGGGCACTTTCACGGCGTCTCAGTGCAACGAGAACAAACCCTACAGCGGTTCGCGCACGTGGTGGAACCACAGCCTAGACATAGGCTCTTTCCTAACCGATTTCGCTGGCGGCTCTTGGCTTTTTAGCAGGCGCAAGTACGACAGCATCGACCTGCGCATAACGTGCCAGTCCAAATACCGCGCGGGCATGGTCTACGAGGGCAACACGCACAGCGACCTCGCCACGCTCAATTGCTCCATAGGCTACTGCCCCGTGTACAACCTCACGGGCGCGGAGTACACGGCAGAGGGCAAGCTCGCCATCACCTACACAACCAACTGGACGCGCACGGATGACCGCTACTACTGCCAGACGCTGAACAGCGTCAGCGGCGGCGCTTGCACCGTGGACGGTCGTCCGCTCTTCAACCAGGCCCCGACTGGCACGGTGACGGCAAACGGTCGAATCGAGATCGACGATAGCTACCTCACTCAGCACGTCATAGGCAAGAGCATCTACCTCAACATCGCGCTCAACGCGGTCTACCGACCCATAGCGATGGATTTCGCGAGCATGAGCGGCACCGTCACCGTCAAGGACGAGCGCAAGTGCTCCACGCCCAAGCTGTCCGTCACCGGGCAGGGCGAGGAAATCAGCATCAAGGTAAGCGACGCCAAGGACAAGGACGTTGCATTCGAGTACGCCGTTGTGAAGATGGTGGACAGCGAGTACAGCAACGACACAATCACAGTTGCCAACGGCGGCACGGCGGTTTTCCGCAGCGCGCCGTTCGGCAAGACGCTCTACTTCGAGGCCATAGGCTACACGGCTGCCGGGGCCGTCTCAGGCGTGTCCAACCGCGTATCCGCTTATTCGAGCGGGCGCGATGACGCGATTATCGTGAGCACCGAAAGCGCGAGTGTGGCGCTGAGCAGGTTCCTGAGCGGCAGCGATCGCGGCGTATCCATATCAGCCGAGCCTGTCGCTGACGTGGTCAAGATCGCCGGCAGGTCCAGGCCATCGGCCTATTACGGCAAGGGGCGCACGGGCAAGGTATCGCTTTCGGCTGTCATCGAGCCAGCAGAGTACGACGTGCTGCTCGCCATGTGCGAGCAGGGCGATATGACCATCCGCGACCCGCTGGGGCACCGTTACAAGATAGTTCCGAGCGTGAGCATCACAGCCAAGACGCCAACGCTCTTCGCGGTTGACATTAGTGGTGAAGAGGTGGGCGGCTGATGGCGATGAACTGGGCCGCATCGGGCAGGCGGGACGATTACACGTTCTGCCTTGTAGACCCCGTGAGCCTTGTCGAGACGGGCGAGACTGTGGACGTGGTTGAAGGTGGCACTATCACCTTCGCCACGTCCGCCGACAACCGCATCACGGCGAGCTTGGGACTGCACAACGCATCGACCGACCGCATGATCCGCATCAAGCACACCATCACGTTGCCCGGCGGATACCAGCACGGCGAGACGCTGGCAACGCTTTTCGTGGACGGTGAGAGCGCGCAAGCCCAGTACCACCACTCAACGCGCGACGTGTCGCTCTATTCGTCATTGCTTAGAGCGACGGCGGACGTGTGCGCGAGGGACTTTGCAAGACCAGCTGGTACAAACATCATCGGCGAGATACGCGACCTGTTGGAGACGGACGGCGGCAAGCTGCGCGTGCTGCAAGGCGTGGACGCCAACAGGACGCACACCGTCCCCGTCTGGTGGGATGTCGGTACCAAGCGCAGCAAGGTACTTGACGATTTGGCTATGTGGACTGGCTGCGAGTACGGCGTTGACGAGGACGGCTATATCACGTGGGGCAGGTACATCGAGCCTGCCAACAGGCCGTTGGCTTTCGTGTTCGAGGACGGCGAGAACTGCGTTTACAAGTCGGGCTACCAGCTCGATTACGGCGCGGACGATACCTACAACCGCGTCGTCGCGCACTTCGCGCGGCAAAGCAAGCAAGATGACCCGTCCAAAGAGAACTACGACCCCTACCCGCTCAGCGATTCCGTTTACGTTGACCT